ATCTTTTGTGGGGTAATTCGGACAAGGCTAGAGCAGAACTCGGCTGGCTCCCTACGACATCTTTTCAAAAATTGATCAAAAAGATGGTTGACAATGATTGTGAAGAGGTTAAGATTGAGCGTGGCTAAGAAAAAAGCAGTAAAAGCAAAGAAGCAAATCAATAAAAAAAACATTCTTGCACGACTTACGCTTGTCCCGCCAAAGGACAAGCGTTTGTTTTATATGCGAGAAATGAAATTCTTAAACGATTTGTGCGAAAGGTATTCTCTAGAATTCATGAATATTGTTTCATTCGACAAACAATTTGACTCTCTAGCTTATATCGCATGCAGCAAACTAAAAGAAACGATGGACAAAAAGTTTCGAGCGTTTAATTATTGTGTTGACCCAAATAAGTATCCGACTTATGATATTGGAGAGAAGGTGGGCGAAGATGTTGTCATTGATCGCCACCCAAAAACAATCAAGGACTTTTTAAATGAGCAAAAATAAAGAAAAAGAAATACAGAAATCTAGTGACATTTTAAATTCATTTTTGAAGCAGAACTCTGCCGATCACTATAATTTTGAAAAAGATGTCTATTATAAAGTTTCGAGCGGATCGCTACAATTGGATCTGCGATTGGGCGGCGGATTAGGCCCAGGTCTTCACAGATTCGTGGGAACGAATGAGGGTGGCAAAACAAGTTGTGCTCTAGCGTTCATGAACAACTTCCTTAAAACAACGCCCAAGGCGAAAGGCTTTTACATCAAAGCTGAAGGAAGATTGTCTGAAGAAATGAGAAATCGATCTGGTGTTAAATTTGTTTTCACTGCGGACGAATGGGAAGAAGGAACTTGTTTTGTTTTCGAGAGCAATATTTACGAAACTGTGGTTGACGCAATGCGCCAGTTGGTTTCGAAAAACGATGAAGAAAATTGTTACTACTTTTTGCTAGACTCTGTTGATGGACTCATTTCAAAGGGAGATCTTGACAAGGGTTTTGAAGATTCAAACAAAGTTGCTGGTGGAGCTGTCATTGCCGCAAATTTCATGAAACGACTATCTATCGCTCTTGCCAAGAGAGGACACATGGCAGTGTTTATTTCTCAAGTGAGAGCTGATATTAGAATCGATCCTTACTCGAAGGTTCCAGTGCGCCACACGACGGCTACAGGCGGAAATGCGCTACTTCACTTTGCCAACTTTATTCTCGAATTCGAATCGCGAAATAAAGGAGATTTGATTCTCAAAAATCCAAACGATAATAAAATCGATCTAATCAACAATCCTCCTATTGGTCACTTTGCCAAAGTTACTGTTAAAAAGTCACCAAACGAAATCACCAATCTCACTATTCCATATCCAATCAAGTATGGAAGAACAAATGGAAACTCTATTTGGATCGAAAAGGAAGTTGTCGATCTATTGTTTATTTGGGAATTCTTGAGTCGCAAAGGATCTTGGATTTCTGCCGCTCCAGAATTTAATGAGATTCTTGCCGAAAATGGATTTGAAGAATTTCCTAAAATTCACGGGCAAGACTCCCTGTTTGAATTTATTGAAGCTGACAAAAAACTATGTGGATTCTTAGTTTCTTATTTCAAAAATCTGATCAATAATGAAGTTTAAAACACTCACTGGTTCGACAGCAGAATTAAAAAATGCAAAAAAATATTTAATCAAGTGGGAAGGCAAGAGCCTTAGCAAATTTCAGTTCTCCGTAAAAGAGTTCCTTGAGCCTTTTTGGAGAACTGATGTTGTTTTTGAAGAATTGAAATTAGTTGGCACGAGACTTTCTTTTGACTTTTATAACGCTAATAAAAAAATAGCAATAGAAGTTCAGGGTCAGCAACATTTAAAATACGTTAAATTCTTTCACGGCAATCGGTTTAAATATCTTGAGCAATTAAAAAGAGACGAGAAGAAATTGAAGTTCTGTAATATTAATGGGATTGTGCTTGTCGAAATTTATCCAGATGATCAAATTAATTGTGAGCTTTTTGAAAGCTTCGGCATCGTTTTATAACTTGACAACGCCCCCCATTTATCTATACTGAATTATGATCTACAATCTTGAGCTGGAAAAACAGCTTCTCGCCGCCCTCATCAAAGAGCCTGAAAGCTATTCTGAAATTTCTAATTTTATTAATTCCCGTGATTTTTACTCCGAAGATTCAAATCTTCATGGAAGCATTTTCACAATCATCAAACAGTCCGTTGACGCTGGCGAACAAATCGACGAGATTATTATCTCGCAAAGAATCGGTTCGCTTGGACTATCTTTCGAAGATCGCGTAAACCCATCTGATTACATCTGTTCCTTAGCTCTTCGAAGAGTCCCCAAGGGGAATCTTCTTAAAACAGCTCGCGAACTTAAAAAGTTTACTATTCGTCGCGAAATTTTTGAATCGGCTCAAGAGATTGCTCGCCGTATGAAATCTGTTTCTCCAGAGACAGCTTATTCAGATATCATTGAGCAGGCTGATAACGCTTACAACTCTCGAATCAATCTGTATGAAATTGGTAACGATGTTCCTGAGAACATTTATGAAGAGATGGAAGCTTTGATTGAAGAGCGCGGCAACAATCCGATTCAAGAATTCGGAATGATGGGGCCTCACGAGAAGATCAATAAGATTTATGGTTCTCTTCTTCGCCCAGGAAATATCACTGTCGTTGTCGCTCGATCAGGTGTCGGCAAGACTCAATGGTGTATGGATTACAGCACAAAAGTTGGCATCAAATACAACGTCCCAGTTCTTCACTTCGATAACGGAGAGATGAGCAAGGAAGAACTTATTATGCGCCAATGCGCGGCTATCACTGGCGTTAAAATGCATTTGCTTGAAACTGGCAAGTGGAGACAAGCGGGGCAGGATGTGGTTAATAAAGTTCGTGCAGCTTGGCCTAAAATCAAATCAATGCAGTTCTACTACTACAATGTCGGCGGCATGGATGTCGATTCTATGGTAAAGACACTGAAGCGATTTTATTATGGCAAAGTCGGCAGGGGAAATAGAATGATCTTTTCCTTCGACTACATCAAAACTACATCAGAGGCATCAAACAATAAAAATGAATGGCAGACTGTCGGTGAAATGGTTGACAAATTCAAGAAGTGCATTCAAAAAGAAATCTTGCACGATGGAAATCCAGTGATTCCAATGATTACTTCTGTCCAATCAAACAGAAGCGGTATTACGAACAATCGTCAATCTCAGAACATTATTGATGACGAAAGTATTGTTTCTCTTTCTGACCGCATTATTCAATTCTGTTCTCACATGTTTATTCTTCGAAATAAAACTGTTGATGAAATCGAATCAGAAGGTCGCGCTTTTGGCACTCATAAATTTGTGAATGTCAAAGCTCGTCACTTGGGTGAAGATATCGCTGGAGCAGTTGAGCCAATTCAAATGGGCGACACTCTCAGAAAGAACTTTATTAATTTAGAATTTAATAATTTCTGCATCACTGAGCGCGGCGACCTTCGCGACATTGCCAGAGCCAACAATGGAGAACTTGAACTAGAGGGAAATGATGACGATGGAGCACCAAGTTTCGATTGATCCAAACCAAATTCAACCCACTCTCGAAACTATGGGCTATCGGCTTATAGATTTCGGAAATCATTGGAGAACAAACGCTCTTTATCGAGGGGGAGACAATCAAACATCTATTAAAGTATATAAGAATACTGGAGTATGGAGCGACTTTGTTAATGGTAGCAAATCACTACCTTTCGAAAGACTCATTCAATTAACGCTCAGTTGTGACAAAAACAAAATGAATCAAATACTGTCTTCTCTAAAGAAGTCTGATGAGTTCGTTTACATCAAAAAAGAAACTATAGAAATGGAAGAAATATACCCCGAATCAATGTTGCAAAAGCTTTTCCCAAATTATCTCTTTTATACAAAGAGGGGAATCTCTGAAGAAACTCTTAAATTTTACAAAGCTGGATTAGCTGGAGCTGGTAAGATGTATCGCAGAATGGTCTTTCCTATCTACAATGAACATAAGCAAATCATTGGTTTTAGTGGTCGCAAAATTGATGACTCTAATGAGCAACTTCCCAAGTGGAAGCATTTGGGCAAGAAGAGGAACTGGGTTTATCCAGCTTTGATTCCAAACGAAAACTCAGTAGATCAAGCGATTAAAGAATCTGGTCAAGTTGTTCTTGTCGAGAGTATCGGAGATAGCATGGCTTTGTATGAACAAGGAATCAAAAACAATCTAGTAACTTTTGGCATTGGATGCAGCTCGTCCTTGATCAATTACATGAATTCGTTTCCTATTAAGAAAATAATCATTGCCACAAATAATGATTTTCACTCTGCGGCAAATCATGGTTATAATGGGGCTATCAAAATACTCATGAGTCTTCGTCCTTATTTTGATTTTGATACAATTGAAATTAGACTTCCCCCAAATCCACATAATGACTTTTCAGACGCTCATCAAGCTGGACTAAATCTGCAAGATTGGTATAATCAATCAGTAGACAAGTCTAAGTATATCGAAGACCTTGGAAAATATGTCACAAAATACATGACTTTCTTCAAACAAAAAGAAGTCGAAGCTCTAATGAAAACTCTTAAAAACTATGAATGATCCAGTAACTCCATTATCTGCAAGCAGAATCAAAACAGCTCAATCTTGTAGTTGGTTATATTATGCCAAATATAAATTAGCACTTCCAGATTCTGGCAACGATGGAAGTTCTAGAGGATCTATTTGCCACTTAGTCTTCGAACTTCTTGGCGAACCTAAGCGTAAAAAAATCTATTCCAGCATAATTAAAAAGAAAGATATTTTCGCTTCAAAGTCAATCGAACGTCTTGTTTATAAACATGCGAAGCGTCTCAATGTCGATGATGATGATAATATCAATTTGATTAAAGAAATGACCCTCAATGGTCTTCTTTATGATTTTTATGGAGATACTGCCTCAAAGCCTACAGAAGCTATTTCAGAAAAAGATTTCGAAATTACTCATATCGATGGTGACGTTCGTTACAAAATCAAAGGATTTATTGATAAGCTTTTTCTTTACAAAAAAAACAAAAAAGCCATTATCCGAGATTTTAAAAGCAGCAAGCAAGTGTTCCAAGGAAAAGAAGTTTCCGACAATCTTCAAGATTACATGTATAGCTTAGCTGTCAGACATTTGTATCCAGAGTATTCAAATCGTCAAAGCGAATTTTTGTTTCTGAAGTTTAAGTTAAATCATAGAGACTCTAAAGATGCGGTTGTAGAAGAACCTACTGTTAAAAAG